CTCAGCTAGGGTAGACGTACAATCAACGCCAGCGCCACTCCAAGTTAACGGAACGACGCTTCGTGTACTGACTGACCGATAAGACTGGCTTTGGAAGCCAGTCTCTGTAAACGCCAAGGCTCTCTAGCCTTTGCGTTGTAGAGTCCTTAAAGGGTTCAGCGGATGGGGCGCTCTCTGAGAAGAATCTCAGTAGCATGCTCCACCCGTCGATGACCTCTGTAACGGGACTCGCGACCAAGACGCGTATCTTATATTCAACTTTTTGAAGGTTGGTATTAGTGCGTCGTTGCGGTTGCTTCCAGTCTTGGGGTACTTCTCGCAATGAAGGTACTCGTCGTGAGACGAGTTCTTCGGCTGGTATGCTACCGTAAACCGATTTCAAACGGTCTACGATAGTCCAGTATGTGTTGAAGTACGATCTATCATACATAGAGTTCGCGTAAGCGATCCATGATGCATAGACCTCAGGGCTGGGGGATGATGACCAGACACTCCTGATTCGGAGTGGAGTGACAGCGGAGCCTTTATAGGCATCCATGCCACAGGATTCTCTGAAGAATCCGCTAGTGCAGCTCTTGGCGCGGTTAACTTTTAACCCAAACGCCTCGAGGTGTTCAATCGCGTGCGCGGAGTGATCCGCCCGTACGATTACATCATCACCATACACATAGATGCTCTTACGAGCATCAGTATCCTCAGTCGCCGCCGTGAGTATCGCCCAGATAGATAACGCCAGGATAGGGAAGCATAAACAGCTTCCCATTGGCGCGAACTTTCTGAGTTTGATTACACTCCCGTCGGGCAACTTAGTTGCCAAACTGCGTGCTGCAAGCAAGTAAGGTAGAACCTTACTCGGGAACAGCATGCGTACCAGACCAACCGTGACACGATCACTGGCCTCTTTAAGGTCAAGTGTCGCGTATCTTCCATCTCGAGACCCGAAGAGGGCCGCGAGTTGGTTTGCATATTGGTCTGTGAAACGAACAGAATCCCTTGTGAGGGGATGATGTTCTACTAGCTCAACTATGGCGCGGCCTAGTCCTTGTTGGATCCACTGTTGGTACAGCGGTTCGCAAGAGATGAGGCGTGGCCCGCGAGAATCCTTATTCACAAGTAAAACTTGTGCTGGGGTTTCTCTGTCGCGTAGGTTCCGTAAGGAATCTATGCGATCGCATACGTGATCCAGGTTGGCATAGAGATATGCGTCTGCTGGATAATGAGATGCGAGTCTCTCGGGGTATTCGGTGAATCGATACTTCCCGGAACGTTTCTCTTTTGTAGAGACAACGCCCGGTCCGTGTCGAGGCCGAATATCGAGAGGGTCAAAAGACTGGAAGACTCTTGATAAGAGCCTTCTAGCCTTGCGAATAACCACTCTCCAATATCTGGATTTGATGCAATCGAGTCCAGAGACTAGCAGTGGTGAACTACCTTGACAATCATACGGCGTCCCAGCGATAGATGAAGATCTATCAACGGAGTCCGCAATATGAGAGAAAAGGTCGTCGAACGGGATGATGTCTTCTTCGGCCTGTTTAAAGGCTTGGATGATTTCATCTTCTTGTTTGGTCGTATACGGCAGCTCATACTTGTAAAACACAAATAAGAGTTGACGTAAGTGTCGGATACTATCAATGCAGGGACATGGATGGACCCTGCCGTCATGCGTGAATACACGTTGGAATAGCTCACCGAATAACATCGGGAGTTTACTACCGGGAATCTTGCGAAACCCAGTGGAGTCCAATATACATTCACCCGTTAGAGCCCTATCAAGGGCTTTACCGAGACGGGGAAGTTGCTTCGTTAAGAAGCTAATCCCCTCCCGTGAGTATCGCTGTTCGATCTTGGAGATCGTCAGGCGATACGCGCGATGGCTGAGAACACCACTCTGCAACGTTTGCACGTCACGGAGTAGTGAGGCGATGATACTAACTGTATTATCTTGGCTCTTATTGGTCCCCATATGGTGGATCTCCAAGAGTACCCTCACTACACTGTGATACACGAAGATATACACGGTGCATCCGATCTTATTACAACGTATATGGTATCCACTTCGAACGTAAGGTCTGTAGAGACCCCAAGGACGTTGAGTATACCGGCAAGAACAGAGCCATAATACGACCTACCCTCATAGAGAGGAAGTCGCAACTGGGACTGTAGCCTTAATATATGCTGTGTTTGGGACTGGATGTAGTACGTGTATAGGACTGATCTGTTGTTCATAGTTATATAACTGTGTTACAACGAAGAACCGGAGCCCTCGCGGGCCCCGGCTTAAGGAGGTTACAAAGACCCCTTGATCAGTGCTTCTGCGCCGTAGCCTGTGCCGTCGTACAAAATGGTCGTGCTCGCGCCTTTAGAGGCGAGAGTCGATACCAGATTGGCGACGACGTGGGCGAGTTCGGCGTCCGACGTGAGTTGCCCAATAGGGGCATCCACGACGGCATAACCGGAGATCCGCGCTGTCTGAGTCGTATCGACTTGCCCTGCGATCGTTTTATCGATCCGGACAAGCGAGCGACGACGAGCGTTGACTCCACTCCCCGTCTCTTGGTGCGAAACCGTGAGGCGGTGAGGTCGGCTGGGAACTTCGCTTACCAAAGCGAAGATCAGCTGACGTTCAGAAGTACTCAGCCGAGCAAATTCTTGCTCGGCACCCGTTGAGTCCTTAACTTCGTTTGTGTTTAATGTAGTAGGATACATGTTAGTTGTCTTTCATAGTCGTTCAGCGTTGACGCGAGAGCTTCAACGCCGATGCGAGGATGAACTCTTTCAAGTTCAACCCACTGCCCGACAAGGCAGCTGTTATGTTAAGCTTCGTATTACTCCGTTTATAGGAGTCTTCCGAAACCTGACATGCCCTTCTTACAGGAGAACCAACACGCGGCTGACCGACGTGACTTTGAATGGTCACGACAACGATCCGCTTAACGTGTTGACTCCAGCAGAAGTTATGTATGAGGGTTACAGGTTCCAAGTTAGCCATTCTAAATTGACTGAGCCATGAATTTACATTCACGACCCAATCAATGGCAAACGACCATGGTATGGCATTCCAGACGATCGAAGGATCAAACATGACCCCAAGACGATCGAGAAGGCCGAGGAGGAGCGCGTTTTGGCGCTGCCCCTCAGTATAGTGCTTACTATACTCTACCTGTGCATGGAACAATCGGTCCGTATATCTGACAGTTCGTTCAAGAACATTGTTGCCGGCAATCCCATCGGGAAGCCGGTTATTATTGTTCAAAGACTGATTGACAGAGTACACATTCGAACGACTGAATGAGTCGACGAAAGACGCTAATGTGACGTTATAGTCACGGCGTCGGATACGATTCTCATCCGCCATCTGTTTAAGAACGGCGCGACGAGTTGTTTGTAGGATATCGGTGATGTCATCGATATCGTCCAGCAGCGGATCAATGTTGAACTCCTTTTGGAGGAAGGCATTGCTAGCTGCACCCAGTATGCGCATTAACGTCCTTCTACCTTTTGGGTAGAAGCGTTCAGCGTGCTCTAGGACTCTCGGAAGGTCTCTTTGAACCTTTCGCAGAACTTGGAGTACGCTTGTGCATTGTGCGGGAAGCCGCCTGAAGTCCTTTAACTCTATGACAGAGTTAATAAGAGAGACTTTCGGGCGTATTTGGCCTAACATGGACTTTACAGCCGTGTTAACCAACGTATCGATGTTAGGGACGAGCTTTATGAACTCGCCCGTAGCACCGACCTTCTCGTACAGCAGTGGCAAGCCCGTAATGGGCAAGTGCACTGCACCAAACGCTGAGTTAGACCACTGTACGCGGGAATCGGGGTAGGTAAACAGCGACCCGTTAGGGTAAGCTGTCCCATACCGAACCGTGAACAGTGTTGTTGGAGCATCTGGATATTCTGAGACCACTTTATAGTGATCAAAGTTGTTCCATT